TGCGTGAAATGAATATCCTTAAGTATTACAGGCTCACTAGAAAGTGGGTCTGTAAGACTTACGGGATTAAAGATGCAGATTTAGAATTATTAATTTATTTAGATTGTAAAGGAAGATTTACACGAAACGATTTTATCAACGGAGTTTATACATATTCGTGGGATAAAGCAAGGTGGGAGAGATTAAGAAGAGGTGGTTGGATAGAAACCTGGAGGCATAGGAATAGAACAACTATAATGTACTCTGTATTTAAGACTTCTTTTAAGTGCTCTCAGATGATAAGTAGGATATATAGGATTCTATTAGGCGAAGAGGATTTACCTACGTCGGATAGAAGTATATTTTATAATAATAAATCATATACAGATAAAGTTTATAATAAAGCTATAGACGATATGATAAAAGACAAAGACAGATAATATGGCAGGAATAGGAAAATATATAGGCGAAGGTAGTTTTACAATGGATAATCCCTATGGAAAAAATGAAAAAACAACTTCTAACGGAGTTACAGCAAACGGAAAAGGAAAAAAGGGAAAAGGAAAAAAGGGAAAAGGTGGATATGGTAAATAAAATTATATGAATGTATTAAGTAAAATATTTTCAAGTGGTGCTACAGAGCTCATAAAAGGAGTAGGTGGAGTAATAGACAATTTACATACATCGAAAGAAGAAAAACTTGAAGCAGAACAAAAAGTTAAAGAACTCGTCTCTAGTTATGAAATAGAGATGGAAAAGAATATTACTGAGAGATGGAAGATGGATATGCAATCCGATTCATGGCTTAGTAAAAATATAAGACCACTAGTTTTAATATTTCTAGTAGTATCTACAGTGTTGTTAGTATTTATCGACGCTGGAGCTATTTCTTTTGATGTTAAATCTTCATGGGTGGATCTATTACAATTAGTATTAATAACCGTGATCGGTGCTTATTTTGGCGGACGATCACTAGAAAAAGTAAAAAAATAAAAATATGGGAAGAATTTATGGAACAACTATAACACCAACCATAGTTGCTAGCAAGCAACATGGTGGGGCGTTTGCTACCGATGACGTGCTTTTTGATTGGGTAGCATTAAAAATACCAAAAAACACAGTATTAGATCACGTGTCTTATTTAGCTCCTGGTACGGATAATGCTGGCGCGCAAATGGGAATGAACTTTTTGTTTGCAAAAAACAATAATGTTTCAATGGGAACTGTTAAAGCTAATTGTACAGGTCACTTTGAAAGAGATCAACTAATAGGTGTTCTTTCAGTAGCAGCGGCTGATAGAGTAGTAGATATATCAGAAGGTAATCATAGATTTTACCATAGTACTATTGGTAATCCTTCAAACGGAATGGTCTTTGCTGATTACGATAACGACTTAGATGTACTAACAAATCCTGGTTATGTAACTATATACGTGGGAGCTACTACACTAGGAACTACTACAAACCTATCTACTGGTGTTACAGTGAATAACGCTAGTAATTATGGAGCTGCCGCAAGTACAACTATAATTACAGCTGATGAAGATGCTGACAAAACTATGAGACCTGGACATATTATACACGCACAAGATGACGCTGTTTTAGGTACAATTGCCTCTGTAACATCTAACTTAATAACTTTAACAGCAGCTAATGTAGGTGCTTTAACAGATGACGATGAGTTGTACATCGTAAACCCAATAAAATTTAACTTTGGATTTACAACATATTAAATAACAATTAAATTAACTTAAATTAAATAAAAATGGCAAAAAGAAAAACACCGAAAGCGGAGAAAGTAGTAGACTTAACTCCTAAAGCAGAGAAAATTACTGACGAACAATTAAAAAAGGTTCAAACAACAGTAAACAATCTTAACAGACACCAAATGGAACTTGGTCAATTAGAAACCAGAAAACATGAACTGTTACATAATGTTGCTGGGATAAAAGATGAATTTACTCTAATGCAATCTGAATTTGAAAAAGAGTATGGTTCTGTTGACATAAATATCCAAGATGGTACTATAAATTATCCCTCAGAAAATGGCGAAGCTGATAAGAAAGATTAGTGTAGGTAAAGATTATAAAAACGACGCCATGCATTACGCTGTTGGTCAAGAAGTATATGGTGGACATAAAATCTGTGATATAATAGAAGAGGAAAATAAATTTTCTGTTTATATTAGAAAAGATAAAGATGTTTTACCGTGGAAAGACTTTAACAAAAATATGGCGGTATCTGTAGAGTATAATTTAGAATACTAATGAAGAGCGTTCACAACTTTGTTGTAACGCCAATAGGAGAAAGATATAACAACACTAAAGAAGTTGAAGGTGGAGATCTTATATTAAATACTGAGATTTATAATCATCAATTTGTAAATAGAGTGGCAAAAGTTATATCTACACCTATAATTGGTGATACAGATATTAGATCCGGAGATGATGTTATAGTACATCACAACGTGTTCCGTAGATGGCATAACGTAAAAGGTATTGAAAAGAACAGTAGAAGCTACTTTAACGAATCTACTTATTTTATAACCCAAGATCAAATCTTTTTATATAAAAGAAATGATAAATGGAATACTCCAAAAGGATTTTGTTTTATAAAACCTTTAAAAGCAATAGACCAATTTAATATTGAATCTGAAAAACCTTTACAAGGTATTGTCAAATATTCAGATGGTACTGTTAAAGAAGGAGATCTTGTTGGTTTTAGACCAAAAAGTGAATATGAGTTCGTAATTGATAACGAACGACTATATCGTGTTTTATCTAATTTTATAACTATCAAATATGAATATCAAGGAGACGAAGAAGAATATAATCCAAGCTGGGCACAAAGCAGTTGAAGAACTGATTAAAGTTGCTAAAGAAGCAATTGTAGATTCAGACGACGATATATCAGCAGATAGGTTGAAAAATGCTGCTGCTACTAAAAAGTTAGCCATATTTGACGCTTTTGAAATACTAACTAGAATTCAAGAAGAAGAAAATCTTTTGGAAGGTAAAGAACCAAAAGAAAATAAAGAGCAAGTTTTTAAAGGATTCGCAGAGGGTAGGTCTAAATAATGTACGAGCAAAGTTTAGTTAAAATAATCGAACCTATAAAACGTACGACTATAAGTCGTATGAATAAAAGTAAAAAATGGAAATATGGATACAATAAAGAGCATGATGTTATCATTATATCAAAAACTGGAAAAATTGGCGAAATCTATGAAGTGCAAAATTTGCGAATTGCTTTGCCGTTGGAACCAGTGCGAATGCAAGTGCACGACAACGGAAAAGGAAAATGGATAAAAGAAGAATATCCTAAAGAACTAAGTAGGATAAAGAATATATTTGATTGGAGAAATTATCCAGATGAACAAAAAGAACAATGGTTCGATTATATAGACGAAGAGTTTAAAAGAAGAGACGAAGGATTTTGGTTTATGAATAATGGTAAACCAACTTATATAGCGGGTACACATTATATGTATTTACAGTGGAGTAAGATTGATGTTGGTGCTCCAGATTTTAGAGAAGCAAATAGAATATTTTATCTATTTTGGGAAGCATGTAAGGCAGATAAAAGATGTTATGGAATGTGTTATCTAAAGAATAGACGTTCAGGATTTTCTTTTATGTCTTCAGCAGAAGTAGTTAATTTAGCCACGCTAGCAACTGATAGTAGATATGGAGTACTTTCTAAAACAGGTGCAGATGCTAAGAAAATGTTTACAGACAAAGTTGTGCCTATTAGTATTAATTACCCATTCTTTTTCAAACCGATTCAAGATGGTATGGATCGACCTAAAACAGAATTAGCATATAGAGTGCCGGCTAGTAAATTTACAAGAAAAAAGATAACATCTAACGAAAAATTAGAAGATATACAAGGGTTAGATACAACTATTGATTGGAAGAATACTGGGGACAATAGTTATGATGGAGAAAAGTTGAACCTATTAGTACATGATGAGAGTGGCAAATGGGAGAGACCCGATAATATATTAAACAACTGGAGAGTTACAAAAACATGTTTACGATTAGGTAGTAGGATTATTGGTAAATGTATGATGGGCTCAACTTCAAACGCATTAGATAAAGGTGGAGACAATTTTAAGAAATTATATAACGCGTCAGATGTCACCAAGAGAAATAGAAATGGCCAAACGAAGTCTGGTTTATATTCTCTGTTTGTCCCAATGGAATGGAACTACGAAGGATTTATTGATGAGTATGGAATTCCAGTTTTTGATACACCAGACGTCGATGTGCTCGGTCCAGATGGTGAATTAATAGATGTAGGTATTATAGAACATTGGCAAAACGAAGCTGATGGTTTAAAAGGTGATCATGACGCTTTAAATGAGTTTTATAGACAATTCCCTAAAACTACTGAGCACGCGTTTAGAGATGAAGCAAAAGGGAGTATATTTAATCTTGTTAAGATATATGAACAGATAGATTATAACGAAGAAATGTCTAGAACCCTTGGTGTTACTAAAGGTAATTTCCAATGGGTTAACGGAGTAAAAGATACGCAAGTCATATTTTATCCAGATCAACAGGGTAGATTTAAAGTCAGTTGGGTTCCAAAAGCTGAGTTACAAAATAGAGTGGTACTTAAAAATGGTATAAAATATCCTGGTAACGAACACATGGGAGCGTTTGGTTGCGATTCTTATGATATATCAGGAACCGTAGATGGACAAGGTTCTAAAGGAGCATTACACGGCTTAACCAGGTTTAGTATGGAGGACGCTCCTGCGAATAGCTTCTTTTTAGAATACCTATCAAGACCACCTACGGCTGAAATATTTTTTGAAGATGTTTTAATGGCATTAGCATTTTATGGAATGCCAATACTTGCAGAAAATAACAAACCAAGATTACTATATTATCTTAGAAGAAGAGGTTACAGAGGATTTAGTATGAATAGACCAGACAAAGTATGGAACAAATTATCTGTAGCAGAAAAAGAAGTTGGAGGAATTCCTAACTCTAGCGAAGATATAAAACAAGCTCATGCCGCGGCAATTGAGATGTATATTCAAGATCATGTAGGTATGAAGCAAGATGGAACATTTGGAGATTTATATTTTAATGAACTATTAAATGATTGGTCTAGATTTGATATAAATAAACGTACAAAGTTTGATGCGTCTATTAGTTCAGGTTTAGCGATCATGGCAAATAATAGGCATTTATATATTCCAAATGCAAAAATTGAAAAACCAAAATTAAACATACAAATTTCTAAGTACGAAAATAAGGGTAGTATGTCTAAAATAATTAAAAAATAAATATGGCAGAGTCTGGCATTAAAAGTTATTTTCCAAGTCAAACCGTAAGTGACGCTGAAAAGTTAAGTCATGATTATGGTTTAAAAGTAGGTAAAGCTATAGAGACAGAGTGGTTTAATAATGATAGGAGTCTTAGTAGACACAAAACTAATCATAATAATTTTCATAATTTAAGATTATACGCTAGAGGTGAACAATCGATTCAAAAATATAAGGATGAGTTATCAATAAATGGTGATTTGTCCTATCTTAATTTAGATTGGAAGCCAGTTCCAATTATTTCTAAGTTTGTAGATATAGTAGTTAATGGAATTGCAGAAAGAACATATGATATAAAAGCATTTTCTCAAGATCCATATGGCGTTGCAAAACGTACTAAATATATGGAATCTATATTATCTGATATGAGAACTAAAGAGTTAAATGAATTTTCAGAACAAGCTTTTGGAATTTCTTTAGCAGAAAATGATATTGAAACTTTACCAGAAACAGAAGAGGAGTTGGGATTACATATGCAACTAACTTATAAGCAATCCGTAGAATTAGCAGAAGAACAAGCTTTAAATGTTTTATTAGAAGGAAATAATTATGAATTAACAAAGAAACGATTTTATTATGATCTTACTGTATTAGGTATAGGTGCTGTAAAATCGTCATTTAACACATCAGAAGGTGTTACTGTAGATTATGTTGATCCTGCAGACTTAGTTTATTCTTATACTGACTCTCCTTATTTTGATGATATATATTACGTTGGTGAAGTAAAGTCAATTCCAGTAAATGAATTAGCAAAACAATTTCCTCATTTAACAGAGATTGATCTTGAGGATATAATGAAAAATAAATCGTTTAATAGAAATAATACCAACACAAGACACTCTTCAGATCAAGAAGATAATACTATTCAAGTTTTATATTTCAACTATAAAACATACATGAACGAAGTTTATAAAGTAAAAGAAACTGGAACTGGTGCGGATAAGTTAATACCTAAAGATGACTCGTTTAATCCTCCTAAAGATAAAGAAGGTGGATATAGTAAAATGTTAAAATCTATAGAATGTCTTTATGATGGAGCGATGATTCTTGGAACAGATAAATTACTTAAATGGGAAATGGCAAAAAATATGATACGCCCTAAGAGTAATTATACTAAGGTTAAAATGAATTATGCTATTGTAGCACCTAGAATGTATAATGGTAAAATTGATTCTTTAGTAAAAAGAATTACTGGATTTGCTGACATGATTCAATTAACACATTTAAAATTACAACAAGTAATGTCAAGATTAACACCAGATGGTGTTTATTTAGATGCTGACGGTTTAGCTGAAATAGATTTAGGTAATGGAACAAATTACAATCCACAAGAAGCTTTAAATATGTTTTTCCAAACTGGATCTGTTATAGGTAGATCATTTACAAGTGATGGTGATATGAACCCTGGCAAAGTACCTATTCAAGAAATACAATCTGGATCTGGAGGACAAAAAATGCAAAGTTTAATTGGTACATATAATTATTATTTACAAATGATAAGAGATGTAACCGGATTAAACGAAGCTAGAGATGGTAGCATGCCAGACAAGAATGCTTTAGTGGGTATACAAAAAATAGCTGCAGCTAATTCTAATACAGCAACAAGGCATATATTACAATCTGGATTATTTTTAACTGCAGAAATTGCAGAGTGTTTATCGCTTAGAATATCTGATATTATAGAATACTCTCCAACTAAAGATGCTTTTATACAAGCTATTGGAGCACATAATGTAGCAACATTAGAAGAAATGCAAAATTTGCACCTGTATGATTTTGGTATATTTATAGAATTAATGCCAGATGAAGAAGAAAAAGCTATGCTTGAAAATAATATTCAAATGGCGTTACAACAACAAAATATAGAACTTGAAGACGCTATTGATCTTAGAGAGATTAAAAATATTAAACTCGCTAATCAACTATTAAAGATACGTAGAAAAAAGAAGATTGAAAGAGATCAAATTTTAGCACAACAAAATATACAAGCGCAAGCAGAAGCAAACGCACAAGCTCAACAAGTAGCAGCACAAGCAGAGGTTCAGAAAAACCAAGCTTTAACACAATCTGAAGCTCAACTTGAACAAATGAAAGCGCAAATGGATTCTCAAAAAATGCAACAAGAAGTTGAACATAAAAAAGAGTTGATGGCTTTAGAATTCCAATATAACATGCAACTTAAAGGAATTGAGGCTGACGGTGTAAAGGAAAGAGAAAGACAAAAGGAAGATCGTAAAGATGAAAGAACAAAAATACAAGCAACACAACAATCAGAGATGATTGAACAAAGAAATAGTGGCAAGCCACCTAAAAACTTTGAATCCGCAGGTAATGATATACTAGGTGGCGGATTTGATTTAGGTGCATTTGACCCTAGATAAATTTTTTATTAATTATTATTATATTATATTATGGAAGAAAAAGATGAACAAGTAGTTGAAGAAACTACACAAGAATCAACTGAACAAGTTGATGAAAACAAATTTGAAAGCGCTGGAGATGATAGCGTAACTAAAGTAAATTTAAGCAAACCACCAAAAGAAAAAGAAGATGAACAACCAGTTGATAACACAAAAACCGAGAATGTTCAAGAAGAGGTTATTGAAGAAACGACTAGTAAAGAAGAGGTTGTTGACGAATCTACAGAAGAAGATACTGAAACACCTGTTTTAGAAGAAATTACAGAAGAAGAAACAGCTGAAGAATTAGAAGAGCAAGTTGAAGAAGCTGTTGCTGAAGCTGAAGCCACTGGAAAACCAATCCCTGAAAATATCCAAAAACTAATGGATTTCATGGAGGATACCGGTGGTGATTTAAATGATTATGTTAAACTTAATCAAGATTATAGTAAGTTAGAAGATAACGATTTATTATATGAATATTATAAACAAACAAAACCTCATTTAAATACAGAAGAAATTAACTTCCTTATGGAAGACACGTTCTCTTACGACGAAGATATGGATGAAGAAAGAGATATACGTAGAAAGAAATTAGCGTTAAAAGAGCAAGTTGCCGACGCTAAAGCCCACCTGGACGGGCAAAAGTCCAAATACTATGAAGATATCAAAGCTGGGTCAAAGTTGACCCAAGAACAACAAAAAGCAGTTGATTTCTTTAATAGATACAACAAGGAATCAGAGGTAACTAAAAAAGCAGCAAAAACTAATTCTGATATTTTTACACAAAAAACTGATAAAGTTTTTAACGACAAGTTCAAAGGTTTTGAATATAACGTCGGTGATAAAAGATACAGGTTTAATGTAAATAATGCTGAAGAGGTTAAAAACACCCAAAGTGATTTAAACAATTTTACCAAAAAGTTTTTGGATAAAAAAATGGGTTTAAAGGATGCTAAGGGTTATCATAAATCTCTATTTACAGCAATGAACGC